CTGGCGCTGCGACGTATGCGGACCCTCGCCCTGGCCCACATGCGCCCACACTCGCGCCGTCATCAACTCAGACACCTACACCCACGAGACCACGGCAACCGCCGCGTTCATCAAATAGAAGGAGACCACCATGAGAGCACGTACCAAGCACAACGACCGCGACTTCTTCATACCCGGCAACAGGCCGCCCGCCCCCGCACTTCCAGCGTCGCTCAAAACGATCGCCGACGAGCGCGACGACCTGGTCCGCAGGCAGAGTTATGCTCGCAGTGCACTCGCCGATCAGACGGCATGGGCGAAGCGCTACGCAGACGCCGTCAAGGCCGACGCGTCGTCGGTGGTCGAGGCCACTCGCAGGGGTCAAGATCTCGAAAACCCCACCACCCACACCGATGCCTACGCGTTGGAGCGCGACAAATTGCGGCGTGAGGTGGAGAGCGTCGAAGCGGCAATTCGGGTAGTCGACGGAGAATTCGCGACCGCGCGCGATGCCGAGTTGCGCACTAACCTCACCAAGTACGACAAGCAATTGGCCGATGTCCGGGCTCGTTTGCAAAAGACCGCGCATGAAGCTGACGCCGCGATGCAACAAGCGACAGAGGTAATGGCGCTCCGGGAGTGGCTAGAAGCGCACGTCTACGACGCCTCGACGTACGTGCCGCGCGGTGATATCGAGGACGCCGAACGCCAACAGGCGTCGATCCATGTACACGCCATCGGAAAGGCAATTCGCAACTACGCAGGAGAGGGCCAAGCATGAATACCAACAGCCGACAAGGGCAGATCCTTGAGTCGATCGCGCGTAAGCGGGCACAGGTCCCACGCGTAGACAACCAAGGCAAGCCATTACTCAGCCACGAACCGCAGCGTCACTACGAGTACGACGAACGTGGACTTCTAGTGCGCACATGGTCAGAGCCTCCTGTAACCGCCGAGGAGGCCGGCCATGCGTGATGGGGAGCCATCGGGCATGGTAGCCGCCAGCCACCTTGGCACGTTTAGCGGCAGCTGACGCCAATGTCCAACGCCCATACCCGAGCCGCTACTGCGGACCAGGCACGGGCGACCCGGTGGCTGCCACTAGGCCCAGGCGGCAGCACCGGGGGACACGGCATTCAGTCCATCGAGATAGCCGCAGCACAACAAAGCGGGCGAATTGAATGGGGAACGGGTGAAGTGTAAAGCGAAGGTCAAGCACGCAATGCGATTGCAATGCCTTGTTTACCAGGGGGGATGCCCCCTCCCCACACGTGCCCAACCCGCCGGTGAGGACAACTTTAACCGCACCCATGCCTATCACCCGTTTTGCGGAAAGGATTTGCAATGAAACCCTCACCAATACCGGGTGATCTTGGCCCGCGCGGCTCTGCATTCTGGCGATCCGTCATGGATGCGTACGAGCTGAGCGATACCGAGACGCCGCTGCTCCTAGAGGCGTGCCGGACGCTCGACACGTTGGACGCGCTCGACGTTGCCGTCCGGGAACACGGCGCGATGACGGTGGGGTCCATGGGTCAGCCGGTCGTGAACGGTGCAGTGACGGAAGCGCGCGGCCAACGTCTCGCCTTGCACCGGCTCCTGTCGGCGCTCGCCCTGCCAGACGATGACGGCAACGCGATCCCGACCGGCGTCCAGTTGCGCGGCATCGCGTCCGCGTCTAAGCGTTGGGCGGGTCACACGTCCGAGGCCAAGCTGAAAGCGCTGGGCAAGTAATGGCCCGGAGACGGCGCGAGGAGGTCGCCACCGATGACGCGTGGCCCGTCGAGCTCTCGATGCCCGACGCGGCGCCGTGGCAAGGCTCGCGGGCATTCAGGGAGTGGTGCCACGCGAACGAATTACAGTCACGCGATGAGTCCACGCCCGAGGCAAGACGCTGCCGAGCGATAGGCGACTGGGCGCACGCCCACCACCCATCCCGGCGCTGGCCGGGCTTCATTGATCAGCACTGGATGAACGAAAGCGGCCTACGCAGTATCGAGCAGTCCGCTAACCGCGATCGGATGCTTCATGCCTTAGCGAATTAGCACCTACCGGGCGCCTGCCGTCCGCTGTCCCATTAACCCTCACCGTGGAGAAGTGAGCCTATGAGAAATGTCAAATTCAAACAGAACGATATCCGTCAAAATAAAGGCGGAAGTCGCCGGTTTTAAGCGGGCCATGGATGACGCCGCTACGTCCACAGATAAGACGTCCGCCGCATTCGATAAGAACGGCAAGAAGATCGAGACCGCATCGGGTCGCATGGTGCGTTCGGCTGAGGTTAACCGCGAGTCGTGGGACAGGTCCGGTCAGTCACTCGTTGCGTTCGGTGCCATTGGCGTAGCAGCTCTCGGGCTGTCCGCAAAGGCCGCGATGAACTGGGAGGACGCCTGGACTGGTGTTCTCAAGACAGTGGACGGTGCGCCGGAGCAACTGGGCGCGCTCGAGGAATCCCTGCGCTCAATGGCGTTGCGCATCCCCGCATCTGCTGAGGAAATCGCCAACGTAGCCGCAGCGGCAGGACAACTCGGCTTCAAGGTTGACGACGTTGCCAAGTTCACCGAGGTCATGATCAACCTCGGCGAGACGACGAACCTGTCGGCAGACGAAGCCGCCACATCGCTGGCCCGCTTCATGAACGTCATGGGCACGTCACAAGACGACGCGGATCGCCTGGGCTCCACCATTGTGGATCTCGGTAACAACTTTGCTACCACTGAGTCTGAGATCGTCGCTATGGCGATGCGTCTTTCGGGTGCGGGTAAGCAGATCGGTCTATCTGAGGGCGAGGTGCTGGGACTGTCGACGGCACTGTCGTCGGTCGGCATCGAGGCTGAGGCTGGCGGCTCGGCAATGTCTAAGGTCATGATTGACATTGCGGCGAGCGTGGACAAGGGCGGCGAGCGCCTAGACATGTTCGCCAAGACGTCTGGCATGAGTTCCACGGCGTTCGCTGAGCAGTGGAAGAACGACCCGGCCGCCGCGCTTGCCACATTTGTGTCCGGCCTTGGCGATGCAGAGGCTCAGGGTGGCACCACACTGGGCGTGCTTGAGGAACTCGGCATCACAGAGGTGCGGATGCGTGACGCGCTACTGCGCGCCAGTTCCGCGTCAGGCACCTTCACGACGGCGATGGATGTCGGCAATAAGGCGTTCGAGGCAAACAACGCGCTACAGACTGAGGCCGAGAAGCGTTACGCCACCACCTCGTCACAGATGAAACTTGCCAAGAACGCGCTCAACGAAGTCGCCATCACCGTTGGCTCGGAACTCCTGCCCGCACTAGCATCAATGGCCGGTGGGCTCGCAGACGCGGCGTCGGCATTTGCCGACCTGCCCGACCCGCTACGCAATGTCATCGTCGGATTCGGTGGCGTCATCTCGGGTGTCGCCCTCCTCGGTGGCGGCTTGGCGTTCCTCCTCCCCCGGATCAAAGAGATGTCCACGGCGCTCAGGATATTTGCGGCGTCCATCGGCATCTCATCGAAGGCCATCAAGATCGCCGCCATCAGCTTCGGTGCCATTGCAGCAGTCCTGGCTGTCGTGGCCGTAGCGTACACGGTGTTCTCATCCCGAACCGGCGATGCAGCGAAGGCAAACCAGGAACTCGTCGACTCACTCGATGATTCAACGGGAGCGCTCACCGCCAACTCGCGCGCCATCGTCTACAACGCGCTCGTTGAGTCTGGCGCGATCGACGGGGCCAAGACGCTTGGCATCAGCCTTGACACGCTCACCGATGCGGCGCTTGGAAACGCCGGAGCAATCGACACGGTAAACGCAGCCCTTGACGAGCACGCGCGCCTTAAGGGCGCCGGTTCGAGCGACGAAGATATCAAGGCGTGGATGACGAATGAGGCCGCGGCCCGCAAGGTCACGGAGGCACTCGGCAACCAGAACGCCGAACTCAACGCATCCAAGCAAGCCTGGAAGGACTCGCAGGAGGCGATGGGCGGCGCTACCGATGCGACCAAGGTCCAAACCGCAGCGCTTGAGGAAGAAGCCGCCGCACAGCAAGCCTCAACGGAAGCGCTGGACAAGTGGCGCGACATGGTCGCGTCGTCGGACGCTTCGTTCATTGGCCTACAGGACGCCTACGACGGTGTCATTGCCAAGAACACCGAGTGGGCGCAGGCTACAGCGGATTCGACCAAGTCTGCCGACGACTCGTGGCAGACCTACTACGACGGCGTCACCGTCTCGGCGGCTGACTACATCGCCGGACTACAAGCCCAGGTCGAGGCCCAGGCTAACTGGGAACAGAACATCCTCGACATCACCGACCGCACTAAGACCGGCATGACGGCAGACATGCGCGAAGCGGCGTTCGCCATGCTCGACGAGCTGATGGCGCTAGGCCCCGACGGCGCGGCTCAGATCCAACTACTGCACGACATGACCGACGACGAGTTCGCCAAGGTTGTGACGCTCTGGGGCGAGAAGGGCGCCGCGGCGGTTGCGGAGTTCGCTGACAAGGCCGAGGCGTACCGTCAGCCCGAGATCACGCCGACCGTCAACATGTTCGAGGCTGGCAACAGCCTCAATACATGGTGGCGCACACAGCAGGCACAGGCACGCAACATCCACATCGCAACGTCCTGGTCTGGCGGCATTACTCGCGCTACAGGTGGCCCGGTGTTTGGTGCAGGCACTGGCACATCTGACTCCATCCCCGCGCGCCTGTCTAACGGCGAGCACGTGTGGACGGCGAAGGAAGTCACCGGTGCTGGCGGTCACGCGGCAGTCGCATCGCTGAGGTCCTATGCGGCCAAGGGGTTCGCTGAGGGTGGGCCGGTCGGATCTGCCGCCACGTACATCACAAACACGGGCGGGGGAGGCATCACCGCCGCCGGACTCACTAACGCGATGGCGCAATTCGCAGACCGACTTGGGGACCGTTTCGTAGACGGAGCCAGGACCATCGCCGAGGGGCAAGTCAACACGGCCCGACGTTCGGACTACATGGAATCACTCGCAGGCGTCGGGAGAGTCATTGGGTGAGTACGCGCCGTCTAGGGGCGGTCATCGCTATCGGAACCAGTTCCGATACTGCCGCGCTTCCAACGGCCGTCTCCGCGCGATTCGATTGCGTCCAGGCGGTCGGCGATGAGCAGCAACGATTCACGGGTCGCCCGTTCGGTCAGGCCCAGACGAAAAGCCAAGGGACTGAAAGCAGACTCGCCGCCAGCGTCGTATGCTCGCTTATTCTCGTCCCCCTTGTCCTCAGCGGCTTGGAATATGGCGTCAATCTCTACTCTAAGTGTCATGGGTCCACCCTGGCCTCAATGGCGTGCCGTCGCAAACGCAGACGACGAAACCCCCGGCGTGGTCGGTCGCCGGGGGCCTCTATTGCTCGGGCACATGCCGCCAGCGCGCCAGGCGGTCACGGATCAAGGCGTGACACCCTTAGACACCCCAACGCCCCGCCCGTAGCCAGTAGGGCCGCGAGCGGGGCGCTTTTGCTTGTGAGGTTACGCGGTCGGGTCGTCCATGGCTTCCGCGAGTACGACGGACGGATCTACGCCTCGCCTCGTGGCCTCACGTGCGAGCTCTGGCAATGTCATCGCGTGCTGCTCGAGTGCCTCGTGATAGACGTCGGCCACGTCGCGCCCGGATTCCATCGCCTCGACAACTACGTCGGTTGCGGTTTCTAGTTTGGTCATGATTCCTCCATGTGATGTGTTCACGTCGAGACGATCCCGGCGTGGTTGTGCTCGTGGGACTAGCCCCCCATCAGGAACTGACATGCCCCCGAAATCTAAGGGCGCGGCTATCCGTTGAGGATGCCCGCGCAACGCGTGTGGTGTTCGGCTATTCCGTCATAGTCGCTGCCATCGTGGTGTCGCTCGAGGACGTGGAACGTCGCGGCAATG